TACTTGGCTTATTAGTGGATTCAGGCAAAAGATTTGCTGCAATAGCAGATATGAATATAGGTGATGCAAATGCTGCTATGCCAGTTGGGACAACTGTAGCTTTGTTAGAGCGTGGCACAAAAGTTATGAGTGCAATCCACAAAAGGTTGCATCATTCACAAAAAATTGAATTTGGCTTGATGTCTAAGGTTTTTGCTGAATTTTTACCACCTGTTTATACTTTTCAAGTAGGAACAGGACCAAGTGAAATAAAACAACAAGATTTTGATGACAGAGTAGATATTATACCTATATCAGATCCTAATATTTTTTCACAAAGTCAAAGAGTTACACTAGCACAAGAGCTTTTACAAATGGTTCAATCTAATCCAGAAATACACGGACCACTTGGTATTTATGAAGCATATCGCAGAATGTATGCCGCTTTGGGTGTGGACAATGTAGAGGCTTTGTTACAACCGCCACCAGACATGACACCAAGACCAGTCGATGCTGGGACTGAAAACTCTGGACTTTTAATGGGACAACCTGCCCAGGCTTTTCCAGAACAAAACCACCAAGCGCATTTAGAGGCACACAAAAGTTTGTTTTTAACCAATATCGTTAGAGAAAGTCCGCAAGTGCAAGCATTAATTATTAGCCATTGTATGCAACATTTACAATTCTTAGCTACTCAAATGGCACAAGAACAAATGCCAGAGGAAACAAAACAACAAATGGCACAGATACAAGGACAGATGCAGCAAGTATCACCAGAAGAAGCACAAATGATTATGCAACAAATGCAAATGGTTATGGAACAATTTAGCTCTGCAATCATGGCTCAATTAGCTGGCGAGTTCTTACAATCAATCGGAATGAGCAACGGCGAAGATCCATTAGTTGATATTAGAAAACAAGAATTAAATCTTAAAGATAAAGAACTAGATATGGAATCTCAACAATTTGATGCAAAACAACAACAAAGAGTACAAGAAAAAATGAT